TATACCAACGACGAAAGATTTCATAACTGAGATCAGTGAATTCTAAGAGATTGAGAACGTTTTGAAATTCTTCTTCAATCTTTGTTTTGATACTTTTGGGTGCTTCTAAATCATCGAGAACCAACGCAACTGTTTCTTCTTGTGAGTTTTCAACAATCGCTTCGTTGACAATATCCTGAATTGCTAAGTCAACAATCGGATCAAGTGCAAGGGCACGATACTTTGTAACGAGTTCTGCTTCTGTTCGCAAAGTACCGTCAAGGTCGATATATGTACCAGTGACACCTCCCTCTGATACGACAAGAGAACCGTCATCATTTGATGGCGGTGCAAAGGAAACTCTTTGTTTCGCTTCCTTTTCTTCTGTCTCTTTGCGTTTTATTTCGAAACCAAAAATATCCACTCTTATTTCTCCATTCTAAATATTTCAAAAGACGGGGGCCCGAAGACCCCCGCATACATAACTTTATTTATTAGGAACCTTCATTCATAAAATCAAAGGACCATGTTACATCATAGGTCCCGATTTCCGCCGATTCCCAATCAAGCTCGACCGTACCAACCTCTTGTGGCCAAAGTCCAACAAGGTTGTAACGGCGTATGACAACGCCGTTTTTGCCATAAAGAAGAACTTGTGCATCTTCCTTGTACTCCTCGTTAACTTCATCACGAATGTTAGTATCACCTTGGTTGATTGCCATACTCCAACGTTCAAGCTGATCACGAACTGAAAAGTCTTCTTCAAGCATGACTGTTGTTGTCCATTCTGCATAAGTACGATTACCTGCAATTTTGACAGTACGACCAAAGTAGGGTACTTCAATCGGCTCAACAGTCATGGCTGGAACGTTAGAAGTTCTTGCAAGAAAGTTAAAGTCTTGACCAAGTCTTCCAGGTACTTGAACTTCAAAAAGGCTTGGACGATAACCACCTCGTGGTAAACCTCTTGCCTTAAAATCTGTTACGCTAAAAGCCATTTTGATCTCCTATTATTTCTTATAGTTATTTATTAAAATTGGCCAATGATTTCAGAGAATTCGACACCACTGCGAACAGCAACAAAGTTTAACTGAATGAAGTTAATTGCTCGTGCAGGTTTGATGTAAATGTCTCCAACGAATTCATTGCGATCAATGACTTCGCCAGTATTGTTTGTTTCATCACATACCACTGCAAAATCAGTGATACCACGACGAGCTTGAACATCGCGCAAGAATGGTGTGACCAAATTAACAAACGAAGATCGTGTAAATTCATCGTTGAATTCAAACAATGTTGATTGAGAAGCTCTTGCGATTGCTTTTTCAAGAACAATAAACAAACGACGAACGTTGATACGATCAAAGGCAGATGGTTTTGACAACAATGTCTTGTCACCAAACATAATAATTCCCTGACCAGGGAAATTCACAATTGGGTTAATACCGTTTTTGTAAAGAAGATCGCGTTCTGCCTGTTTTGGATTCCAAGCAAGTTTTACAATATTACGGATTTGACCGCGATTGAAACCAGCAGGTGAGAACCAAGCATCTCGTTCATCATCAGTACGCGCGCAAAGGCCAGCGATATCGCCGTTCAACGGAATCCAGCGATAGATGTCATTGTACTTGTCGTACATATACTTGTAACCAGAATCCATTATCGCATATGAAGTTGAACGAAGCGCGTTACGAAACTGAACCACATCATCTTCGATATCCAACGCGTTGTTGACTACATCACTTCGTTCTGGTGAAACTAAAACGACGCAATCTTTGCGGAACTCAACAATATTATCGACAATGTAGTTTGCAACTTGCTCGCCATGTGTACCGCCTCGTGCTTTACCAGCAATGACTAGTGAAATATCAAAATCTTCTGCTGATCTGAATTGATCATACGCTAACATCACAGACGAAGATGGAATCGCATCTTCAGGTGATGAGTCAGCGCCTTCTTCGAATGAAATGTCATATGGAAGTTCGTTTGAAGAACTCTCCAACAGTTCGGCACTTGCTGAAGCAGCACCAGCGCGATCGTTTGCAAACCAAACAAAACGAGAACCGGCGTTGATAACAGTACCATAGTAATTGCTACCACCATCTTCATTTTTAGAATCGGTTGCGCGTGACAGTGCTTCAAACACTTCAAGAACTTCGCCAGGTGTGCCTGTGATTTTACCATCTTCATCAGTCACAACAACGTGCAGTTCATCTTGTGCAGATGTGTTACCCTGTTGTGACTGATATGTTGATTGACCAGGAGCCAAATCAACAAGATTCCAGTGCTTCCATCGACGTTCAATTGATGATGACTCAACATTTGATGCAAGTGTCAAACGATCTTCAAAACTGATAATGAACACAGCAGCACCATCCGGATCACCGGGAACCGATGCAGGTGATGTAACGTTAGTCACTTCAAGGAATTGATAACCAATTGAAGAGTTACCAGCACGAACCACGTCACCTGCTTGCAATGCATTGACCGCTGAGTTTGCAGCAATAAGTGACGCGTCAGTGTTTGCTGCGTCGTGTGCAACACTTACAGTTGCAGTATTAGAACCAACGGTGAATGAAATTGATTCATCAATTGTATTTGCTTCCAAATCAGTCAAATCAATGACTTGCTGGAATGCATCTGCACTATCACAGACTGAAACTCTCAATGAGTTACCAAGTTCGCCTGGGTATTTTGCAACCCACTCGATACCTGATGGGAATGATGCAATGGTGTCAAAGTGTTCTTCATTTTTGACCACTGATTGTTCAAGTTCAGTATTACTAACAGACTGTGTGCTTGCGACAGCGTTAAAAGACGTGCCTTCTTCGTATGCGCGACTTACAAACAAACTGTTACTATAGGCAAGAAAACTTGCCGCTGAAAAGAATGTTTCGGCGTTATCTGCAGTTGGTCGGCCATATTTTGAAACCAACTGATCTTCAGTCGTAACCTGAGTTGCTTTTTCAACCGGACCCCAACGAAAAACACCACCGATAGCTGCATCAGTGGTTGCGACCGAAGGAATAACAGTTGTCAAATCAATTTCTTGGACCTGAACGCCTGGACTTAATTGAAAAGACATATTTTTATCTCCCGTGAATGATTTACCATATATTATAATTCAATATGGTTATTTATAAAAATAACAATTTTATCAGAACAGCTCATCATTAAGGAGAAAGGAGTCGCCTTTACTAGAAACGACTGGAGATGTTTCATATTGTTCTTGGCCAGTATCAACAATACCAAAAGGTGTCAATTGTTCCATAATTTGATCTTCATTAAAATCACGAAGTTCTGCAATGGTATTTATATCGGTCAAATCTTTAAAAAACGCTTGATTTGATAACCACGCAAATAAGACTAAACACATCACAAGATCATCGTGACATCCCGGTTCTGCTTCCCAGCTACTACCTTTCTTACTGAATGTAGATAATTCTTTTACTGTCTCAAAGTCATGCAATATTAACTGATTTTGTTCAATTAATAGTTTTAATACTGAACAACCATTTGCCTTGACAGTTTTAGTTGTTCTAACACCCTTATCACCTTTTGAACTAAAACCTGCAGTCAAACGTTTTCCTGCACGACCCGAACTTTCTGTAAATAACAAATTTTCATATTCAAAATCTTCAAAAAGTGTTGATGAAACCTGCTCACCAATATCATTGACTTCAACCAACACCTGTGCGTCATTATAATGTTTTGCTAAGGAGTGTATTACATTTGCATAATCAATTGGTGTTACCATATTGTCACGATAAACACACACCTGTTCATACGGCATCTTTGTCACATCAATGATTTGAAATGCCGAATAATCTAATCCTTTACCTCTTGAAACATCAACAACCATTACGTATGAATGATTCTGTTTTGGTTCAACATACATTGAGATACCGTGGTTTTTACTAATTGGTTCATCATATGTTAGTTGTTTCAACTTCCAACCAGAAATCAATGTGCCTGAACTACCAATGAAAGAACAACACATCTCTTGTTCAAATTGTTCTTCGTCAAAATCAATTGATGCGAGATACTCTTCTCTCCACTTTTCATCACGACCAGGCACCGCATCCCACTTCACTTCAACAAACTGATACCCGTTACTTTCTTCACGAGCACCCTTACAAGTTTTATAGAAGTG